AAACATAACCATTGCAGAACTTGAACGAAGATGCGGAATAGGAAACGGTATTATCGCAAGGTGGGGAAAAAGCAAACCATCATACGATAGACTTTTAAAAGTTGCAGAAGAGCTTGAAACAACTGTCCATTACCTGCAAACTGGGGAACAAAGCGAAAAGCCCACCTCCGCTTTCGGAGATGGGCTCAGTAAGGATGAGGCCAAGCTGCTTGCGCTCTTCCGGCAGGTGCCGGAGGAAAGTCAGCAGATGGTCACTGGGATGATTGAGGCCGCTCTAAAAAATCTTGGATTACTTGAATAGCCACTGCGAGGGCCTGCACAGGGTCGTTGGCGTTTTCAATCATATTCAGCAGGCGTTCTTCATTTCTGTTTTCCATGCGTACCCTTCCCTTTCTTCTCTGAATCAGGTCGTGAGTACACTATACAGGTTTAAATGTGTCAAAGAACGGACTTTCTCACGTCGAAAACGGTCGAAAGCAAGAAAATAATCATTACGGAAGCTATCAATATAATCCGAAATGAGAGGCTGGAAATTTTATGAAAAGATTTACTGTTCATCTGTATATGTGCTCAGTCAATGTCTATGACGATCGGCTTGAAATCAAGAAAGGCCTTTTAACGAAAGACACCACTACGCTTTTAATTGACACCATCACCGCCGTTTCGATAAAGAAGATAGGACTACAACGAGGACGCATAAAGTTCTCAACCGCTGCTGGCAGCATCGATGTTGAATATGGTCCGATACACGCTTCTGACGCCCACAGGCTGAAAAATACGATTGAAGCTGACATGCTGGCAAACCAAAAAAAGAAGGCCGCACAAGGCGAGGCACTTCATCCTGTCCAGCATGTAGTTCCGGACACAAACATTGACACAGACAAGCTCCGGGAATTGAAATCATTGCTTGACGACGGCGTTATATCTCAGGCGGATTTTGACACAGCTAAAAAGAAAATACTCGGACTGTGAAAATTTCATACGGCTGAACTGAGCAAACGGTGCCTTTGTTTCCTAAAAGCATACAGGCTAAAACAGCCCATATCACTTTCTTGCCACCAACGCCATAGTTTGCAGAAAGCCGTGACGATATGCGTACATTACAAGATGCTCTCTCCCAGACAACCGCATTGGAGTTCCCGCTTGGAGATGACAGAAGCGGCAGTCTGGTCAAAACAGATTTGTCAAAAATAAACCATTTACTGGTTTCTGGCACCACCGGTTCTGGAAAATCTGTTTTTATTGACTCTATGCTGCTGACTTTGACCACCCACAACCCACCCGAAAAGCTACGGCTTCTCTTGTGTGACACAAAGGGCACGGAATTTTTACCGTACAGCACTTCCGGCCATTTACTTATTCCCGTCTGCACAGATGCGCATAGGATTGCCGCAGTTTTTCAATGGGTGCAAACAGAAATCCAAAAGCGTCTGCGTATCTTTGCCAATACAGCGGTCAGGAGTATTACTTCCTACAACGACTTGGCATGGGAAGGTTTTGAAAACGAGCTGCCCCATATCATAATTGTCGCAGATGATTTATCTGCCGTCATCAGTCAGTTTCCAGAGAGTGTCGCGCCCATGAAGCAGATATTGTCAGCGGGACGAACCGCCGGCGTCCATTTGATTGCGGTCACACAGACGCCGACAGCCAAAAATACAAAAGATATTACTTCTCTGTTCTTTTCAAAAATTGTTTTCCAGAGTGCCTCTATATCGGAGTTGCGACACACGACTGGTCAGCGAAATTCAGCACACCTTTTGCATCCTGGCGATGCCCTTTTTTGCTCCGGAACATTCATCCCTGTAAAGACCATTATGCCAAGCACAAAGGACTTTGAAGGGCTGACGCAGGCAGAGGGTACGCAATATGATGCAACAATTATTAATGCGGTTTGTCCCCCGCCGCCAGATAAGAACGACTATGATGAGCTGCTGCCCAATGCCATCGAAATAGTTTTGGAAACTGGTATGGCCTCCGTTTCCATGCTCCAGCGGCGGTTGAAGCTGGGCTATTCCCGTTGCGTCCGTCTAATCGACCAGATGGAGGAGCAGGGTATTGTGGGACCATTTGAAGGTTCCAAGCCACGTCAGGTACTCATCAGTAAAGCGCAATGGCAGAAGCTGCAATGCGGGAACGTCTTTGGTAATAATGTTCTCATATCGGTGACTGTACCAGATGCGCCGCAGAAAGCGGCAAAGGCAGACGCATCTGCACCATGTGAATCAGCCGCTGCAAATGTGGAATATGAATCATACGCTGCAGCTCCGGTTTCTCCCAGAAAAGTCCCCTTTGAAATTTTAATGAAATCTCATTTTCTCAGAAGCGGCAAAAGCTACACCGTTTCCATCGATGGCAATCCAGTTGGGCAGTTGGATAACCTTCACCCACTCTATTTTGAAGTAGAAGAAGGCCTGCGCAAGCTCTCTTTTTCGTTAAATGATAATATAGAAAAGGAAGCAAAGGTACAGGTGCATCCCACAGACAAAATCATCAAGTTTTCAATCGAATTAGACCTGTTTGGGCGGCTCAGACTGTACAAAGTGGATTAGGCTCCCTTTTGTCCTTTGGCCGCACCATATCGGGAGCAAGGCACAGAGAAAGAGGGGGCTAAAGTGGCCACTGTCCAAAACCACAGCGATTCCCACACGCCGTTAAAGAAGAGCCGTTATATCCGAAAGACCGCCCGTTACAATGGCAAAAAGTACGAGGCCACCGGCAAGACTGAACTGGAGGCCATGACAAAGCTCGCTGAAAAGCTGGCGGCGGTCAAGCGCGGTGAGGAAGCCATTGACGGAAGCATGACCGTGGATTCCTGGTACAGGCAATGGAAAGCCCTCTATAAAGAGCCAAAGGGGCTGACGGCGAAATCTCTGGGCATGTATGATGAGAAATTTGCTGGATATATCAAGCCCCGCATCGGCCGGCTCAAGCTGAAGGATGTCAAGGACGTCCATCTGCAAATCATACTGAACGAGCAGGCCGGGAAATCAGCCTCTCATGTGAAAAAGATTCGGTTGGTCATGCAGGAAATGTTCAAGCGAGCCAGACAGTCCCGGCTTATTGCCTATGACCCGGCGGAGCTTCTTGAGCTTCCCGCTTTCATCCAAAAGAAGCGGCGCTCCATTACCGAGGAAGAGCGTAAAGCAATCCTTGCCGTTGCGGAATATCACCGTTCCGGTCTGTGGATTCTCACATTGCTCTACACCGGAATGCGCCCCGGTGAAACAGCAGCCCTGACTTGGGCGGATGTGGATTTCAAGAAAAATGAAATACACATCCATTCCGCAAAAGAAAGCGGCTCCTCATCGGTGAAAGCCCCAAAGACTGCGGCCGGGGTGCGGGACATTCCCATCCATTCCGCTCTCCTGCCACGGCTCACCGAAGCCAAGGGGGCGCCCGGCAGCCCCGTCTTTCCAACTGGCACAGGCAGATTTCAAAATGAAAACAGCCTGCGCAGACTCTGGACAGGCTTTTTGCGGGAGCTTGACATCCATATGGGCGCAAAGCTCGAACGGAACAAAATCGTGGAATCCGTCGTGGCAAAGGATTTAACGCCATACTGCCTGCGGCATACCTTCTGCACCGACCTACAGAAGGCCGGCGTCCCCATCAATGTCGCTAAAGAGCTGATGGGGCACTCTGATATCCAAACCACAGCAAACATCTATACACACAAAGACCAAACCGTCCTGCATGACGGCATCGCCCTGCTGGATGGCACCAAAGCATCTAACAGAGCAGGCTGAATAAGCATTTGCAGCGTGAATTTTTCCACCACCATTTCCACCACTTATACCACCAAAAACCCGATAAAACGTATTTTTGAAGCACTCCAAAAGCGAAAAAGAAAACCGCTGAAACTACTGTAATCACAGTAATTTCAGCGGTTTTCTGCTTGGTACGGCCGAAGGGACTCGAACCCCCAACATTCAGAACCGGAACCAGCAATCCAACCTAAACAAACCGCTTTTATTTCAATGTTTTAACAGTTCAAACGCATTGATTTCCACCACCTTTTCCACCGCCCATTTTCCGCCCCTGCTGGCCCCCTCCAGCGTGCCGCTGACCGGACGCTCGCTGCAAGCCTGTCCCCCAGCCGCGCCGTCTTTTCCAGTTCCCGCTCGCCTTCTATGATTTTCTTCTTCAGCCGGTCAAAGCTCTTTTCCGCCTTGCTCACCTTCAGGTCAACGTCAATCTCAAGGGAACCGTCATATTTCATATATTTCACCTCCAAAGGTAGACAATGTGTGGGTTTTGTGGTAATTTATTGTAAGAGAAAGAAGACTTTGCAGGCAATTCCAAACGATTCCCATTCTTCCCATTGCAGGGCGCAGGGCTTCTTTCCAATAAGAAGAGGAAAGGCGTTGAAACAATGAAACATCAATGGAAGGGCTTTCTCTCCGGCGTATTGGTTACCGTGCTCGCCATCGGCCTGATTGGAACTGCCGCCGCCGCGGGCCGCCAAACACAGGCAACTTTGAACTACACCGGCATCAACATCACCTATAACGGCGCCAAGGTAACTCCCACAGACGCGCAGGGCAATCCTGTCGAGCCTTTTATCATCAACGGAACAACCTACCTGCCCCTTCGCGGCGTCGCCCAGATTCTCGGCTTAACCGTCGCGTGGGACGCGGCCAGCAACACCGCGGCGCTCACTGACGGCAGCGCTTCCACCACTTCGCCCTTTACCCTCAGCGCCGGCCAGTATACGGTTGGGAAAGACATCCAAGCCGGAAAATATGATTGTAGGGCAATATCCGGAAGCGGAAATTTCATGGGTAACGTTTCTTCGCAAATTCTCGGAACGTTAAATGAACTTTTGGCCGCTGAAACCGAAACAACTGCAATTCAAATGGGCTACCACCCTGCATACTCAAATCTGGAGCTGAAGGCTGGCGATACCATTTACATCGGCGGAAGCCTCACCGTTCAGTTCACCGCAAAATAAAATCCCATAGCTTTCCTTTGCCGCCCCTTTCGGGGCGGCTTTTTTATGTTCCGCTCCACTGCCTGAAAAGCGCCTCGTCGCTGTCTGTATATATCCGCTTGAAGTCTACAAGGTCACGGTTTTTTCGGTACCATTCCCTGTCCTGCTTGTCCAGCTTCTTCCCGCTTTTCAGCTTCTTCCTGATGGACACGATTTGGGAAAACAGACACTCCCCCATTTCGTTGAAATAGCCTAAAAACGTCCACCAGTGGAGATAGGGCAGCGCCCTCACCTCACACCCAGCCACGCGGTTTATGCTGGTGATAATGTGCGGAAAATCCTGCTCCCAGTCCAGCAGCTTCGGGCCGCCGCTCTTTTGCTCTCCCTCGCCGCCGCCCAGAAACCAAAGGGCCTGCCGCACCGCATCTTCCAGGTGCTCCGGCGGCATTTCGCCCTCATAAAAGGACGGGTAAAGGATACCCAGTACTGCCTCCCCCCGCTCTGCGTCCGTCAGCTCTGGGTCGTTCAGCGCGGCGTATATATCAAGCGCCTGACGGAAATCAGAACGAATTTCATACTCCGCCCCGCATACCGTCAGCGCTTGAGGAAGCGTATAGTCTATCATCTATGGTACTTGGAGGTGTACTTCTTTAAACGGTCTCTTGCGCGCCCCTCTGCGCCCGTCATAGACGCGTCGCTTTCATCAAGAATCGCCAAAATAAAGTTCACCCAAACCGGCAGGCCCGTCTCCGTGGAAACCGCATAAATGCTCATACCGTCAAACAGCGCGCCGCAGACCGGCTGGTTAAATACGCCGTCCAGCGCTTCGCGCATTTCACCATCGATTTTCCGGCTTATCTCAAACACTTCTTTGGTGTCCTTTGCTTCCTCCACCGTTTTCTTGTACTTCTCCTGCTTCCTGTCCAGTTCCTCCACAACGCCGTACAGCCGCTCAATGAAGGAAACGTCGGCCGGATTGAATGAAAGCTCCACCTTGCCATTGATGTTGTAAGTGATAACGCCCGTGTCAAATTGAAGCTGTTTTGCCTCCCCCATGTTCTGCGCCTCCGTCAGACCGCTGCGTCAGCGGTAAATGTGATTGCGCCGCTTGCGTCCTTGCTCACCGTGCCAAGGGTGCGCTCGCCGCCGTAAGTAACCTCGATGGGCATGCCAATGCTGCCGCCGCCTTCGCCGCCCAGGCCGGTGGGAAGCACTGCACAGGAGCGGTAGCGTTCCGCAAAATCCTTCCCCTCGCTGCCGGCATAAAAATGGGCAATCAGCATGTCCTGATTCATCAGGGCGTTGACGTTGTTTTCCCGAATGGCCAGATTCCAGATTTTCAGCTGCGCATCGTCGCTGGCGTCCAGCTCCCACGGGTCAAAGGTCTGCGTTTTGGTCGCCTTCCTGCCGGAGGTATAGGTGTCCCCAAAGATGTCGGTCTTGGTCTCTGTGCTCCAGTCCATTTCAATGGAGCTTTCCTCCACTCGCTTGCCCACTGCCCGCCAAACAGGCTCCGCCGCGGTGCCGGTGTTCAGGTAGGTAATCAGAAGCTGCCGCTGTACCGTTTCGCCCGGGGCCGTCTTAAATTCCATGTCTGCCATTTTTACATCACCTCATAAATTATTTTCATCAAAATTTGATGTTCCTCATCGCCGTTTTCATGTGCGGCGAATAAAGACGCTCTTGCCGTTTGCTCCACTTTTAAAACGTGTAAAGGTTCGCCGAGGTCTGGCTTTTGACTGCTCGCCCACGCGCCCACGCGGTCAAGCGCTTCGTCTGCCTGCAGGCGCTTTTCCATATCGCCCTCCGGCTTTATCCGGTAAATCAGCCTGAACTGGTATTCGGCCCTATATCCGCCCACAATGTACCGCCGAACCGCGTAGGCCTCTTGGACAAGCGAAAGGGCCATGCAGGCCGTATCCTGCCCCAGCGTATCCTGCCCCAGCGTCTCATACCGCACCGCGTCAATCCCTTCCGGCAGGACGGGGGATTGATTCAGCCACTGAAGAATCTTCCGCGTGATTGAGGTCTGCCCCTCCTGATTCCACGCCATCTCACACCCCCCTTCCTTGTCTCAATATATCATCTGTCCGCCCCGTCCTCCGCCAATGAAAATTGGATAAGCCCGATAGCGTTCCGCCGTATTAAAAAGCCGGACAGGTTATCCTGTCCGGCTTTTCTTCTCATCTCCAAAAACCCTTGTTTTTGCGTTTTATTTGTGATAAAATGCGTTAACCCATTAAAAAATGCGTTTTTTAATGGGTTATGCGCAAAAACGTTGACGAAGGAATGATACGCATCACACAAGGGAGGCTCTATGGAATATACTGAACTGAGCAAGCTGTTTTACAGTGACCAAGCTGCATATGAGCAAGCCTATCATGAACGGTTCAATAGTCCTTATGCCCAGCATATTGATATGAAAATCGGTGATTGGCCTGCCTTCTTTGTGGTGACGCCGGAGATTCATACCCTTATGCTTGCCATCCAGAAGGCGGACAAGAATATCCGCGCGTTATGCCGGGAGTTGCCGGGAGTTGCCATCAAGCAGTTCTCCCGGCGCTGTCTCATTGATGAAATCATGCTTACAAACGGCATTGAAGGCGTACACAGTACCCGGCGGGAAATCGACGGCGTTCTGGTGGAGTTGGAACGGAACGATAAACACAAACGTTTTGCCGGTTTAGTGCAAAAGTACGCTATGCTACAGGAGAAAGCAGACCTTCCTTTGTCCACATGCGAAGATATCCGAAAAATATATGACGATTTAGTTCTGAACGAGGTGGCGGAGGATGCCCCCGATAATATACCTGATGGAACGGTATTTCGTAAGGAAATTGTCGATGTGACAGATTCTGCTCAAAAAGTAATCCATCAGGGACTTTACCCAGAGAAAAAAATCATAGATGCCATGAATCGAGCGCTCAGGTATTTAGAAGATGAATCAACCGAATTATTATATCGCGTGTGTGTATTTCACTATTTGTTGGGATATATCCACCCGTTTTATGATGGAAACGGCCGCCTGAATCGATTCATCAGCAGCTACATGCTGGGAAAAGAGCTCCACCCTCTTTTGGGCTACCGGCTTTCCTATACCATCAAAGAAAATATCACCCAGTATTATAAAGCCTACAAAATTTGTAACCGCTCAAAAAACAGAGGGGACTTAACGCCTTTTGTTTCCATGTTCCTTGAGGTTATTATGGAATCTATAACGCAGCTCCACGGTGCATTAAAAGGACGTTTGGCCGCCTTGTACCATTACGGTAGTATTATTGAACGGTTACCTTACGGAAACAAGGAAGAATATAGCTGTCTCTATTATATACTGATTCAAGCGGAGTTGTTTTCAGAACATGGAATCTCAATGAAAGGATTGACAGCAGCCAGACATCTGAGTGAAACGACCTTACGGAACCAACTTCAAAAAATAGAGGCGACTGGTTTACTGAAGTCTACCCTCTTCGGACATGCGAAACACTACAAAATCAATCTAAATAAAATGGACCAATATTAAAACGGCAGGGGATTCCTCCCCTGCCGTTTCTCTATCTCTTCAAATCCACGGTGTCGTCCTATCTATCCTGCCGCCCTATCAATCCTCCGGCTCGTACTGTATCCCGTGGTCTCCCGGGTAAGGTTTGCTGTGGTCCGCTTCCCCGGCCAGCACCTCCTCCGGTATCCCGTCCGGAAATGCTTTGCAGGTGAACGTTCCTCCGATGTGATGCTTACACCACGCGCATCTCCATGCCGCGTTCCACTTAATTTTAGGTTCTTTTCTCTCCCGCGCCATCTGCCGTGACCTCCTCCATGTAAATGAGCGGCTCCCCGCTGCTGTCTTGTGTAATGCGCTTTACAAGAAATCTTGTCCTCCGCGGGAAAATGGCCTCGCTTTCAAAATTGTTCCCAAATCCATTCACATCACGCGCCGTCTGGGATTCAATGATAAAGTGAACGACATTTTCCCCCGACAATGGATACCCGTCCATTTGTGTTGAAGTAGAAGTAAATGCCTGATAAAAAATCGGCTTGCCCTCCACATACTGCTCCAAAAAGTCGAGAAACGCTTCCCGTCCGCCGAAATCGTCAAAGGTCAGGTTGCGGTAAACCGTTCCCTCATAGGTCGGCAGCTTCGCAAGCGCGCTGCCCATCTCCTCCACAAAACGCTGCTCCTGCTCGTTCAGCGCCTCGCCGCTTCGTAGTTTTGCATTTATCTTATAGCTATCCCCGCTCTTATACCGCAAAACAGCGCCCTTTTCCGCCTCATTCAGCGGACTTGCCGTTTGCTTGATTGTACCACCTGCGCCGCCCGGCCGCAAGGCCTCGCCGCCCGGCAGCATCCGCGGGTCTCCTGCTACTGCGGTCATTCCTTCTCCGCCTGGCAGGCCTCGCACGTCCCCGTCAGCCCATTCCGTCTGCAAGGCGCCCCAGTCTCCGCCTGGCAAGGTATGGCTTTCTCCCCTCTGGGCAAACTGTCTCTTGCCACCCATAGCGTCGTTTGCTATAATGGGGGTGGAAGTGGAGCGCCCTGTATTTTCGAGCTGTCCCGTTTGAGTATCCTCAACGGAGGTTCGCGTTGGGCGCTCTATTTCTATTTCATCCACTTCGCTCACAGTATGCCCGTAGTATTTATCACCCAGCAGCGTGTTTTTCACTCGTATGTGTGCGTTATACTCTTTCCCACCAATCGTAATAGGACTGTCGTAGTACTCAAATGCCGGAATACTGTCTCTCGTTTCTGTGTGATAGTTTTCAGCTCTATTTACCAGATGCGCCCGCTCAATCAGCTCTGGGATATGGAACCCACTTGCATATTTTTCATACAGCAAGTTCCCGCTTAAAAATTTGTCCAGCCCTTTCCTTGAAATGCCGATTTCTTTTCCCGTCTCTGTATTTACCACGGACGCAGGGAAATGTTGGTGGGCAAAGTCGATTAGATATGCCCTCGCCTTATTCAGGTTGGTCAGAATACCACCATCAAACAGCGAAGTATCTGCCTGTACCGCCGCCTCCCCCGTGAAGGCGGTTTTTTGCTGCCCATCCTCCGGCGCGTACTCCACAATTTCACCGCGCCGTCTCTGGTATTCGTTCGCCTCTTGGATTGCTGCATCCGTTACGGCCTGCCGCGTTCTTCCATCGGCCAGAACGCCCCGCTCCGCCATGTCGGCATAAGCGGCGTCAATGGCAGCGTCCGCACGTTGCGGGCTGGTACGCTCCCAGTTCCACTGGTTAAAGCGCCCCAGCGCGTTGCCAAGCGCCGCGCCGCCTGCGCCCATGATGCCGCCCGAAAGCGCGCCGCCCAGCGCGGACAGCGCGGGGGCCTCCACCATGTAATGGGTGATGGCCATGGCGTCCGCCTCACTTTTGGAAAAGCCCTGCGCCTGCAGGTCGCGGGAATACTGCATCATCTCATTCCGGTCGCCCATGATGATTGCATCCGCCAGCAGGTTTATGTATTCGCTGGCCGCCTCTTCGCTGCCCTCCGCCACAATCTGCTTGCCGATGTTGAACAGCGTCCTGCGCAGCGGCGTAGCCCCCGCCTTCACCGTGTTCAGCAGGCTTTCCAAACTCACCTTTTCCGTCACATACTCCGCAAGGCCCGCCGCCGTGCCCAGCGCCACCGCCTCTCCGGCGGAAAGCCCCTGCTGCGCTCCCTCCAGCGTGCCGCCGCCCGCCGCGCCCACCGCCATAAAGGGCAGCGAGGCCGCGCCCATGGGATAGCGCACCATGTTTTGGAGGATAGAAAGCCCCGTCTCTGTGACAAAGGACACGTCTCCGAAAATATCCCCGATGATGGATTCATTGACGCCCTGCACCACGCCCGCCGCCGTGTCCTGCGTCATGTGGGCGCCCGACGTCCAGAAGCTGTTCTGATTGATGGGCACGTCCTCGCCAGTCACCGCGTTGTGAACGGCCTGCTTCAGCCCCTCTAAATAGGCATACGGCTGTGCGTAGGTAGATACCGCGTTCATCAGCGCGCCGGCAAAGGGGTTTTCCCGCGCCGCTTCCCTGACGGCAGCGCTGTTCTTTCCCTGCTGCCGTTCGTCCAGCACCCGCTCCAAGTTGTTCAGCAGCGCCGCCGCCTTGTCCCAGCTTCCCGCGCCTGCATAGGCCAGCACGGCGTTTTTCTCCTCCTCCGTCAGCATGGAAAGGCGCAGGGCGTTCCATATGCCCTCTGCGTCCCCCGCCGCCGCAGGCGCCGCCGCCGCGTCCGGCTTCAAAAGGGCGCGCACGGTGCTTGCCGCCCTTTTCTGCTCCGGCGTCTTGGCGCTTCCGTAGTCCGGCGTGGCGCTTCCGCCCACCGGCGCCCCCTTCACCAGCGCCGCAGCCGCCGCCTTTTCCTTTTCGTTGACATATACGCTCCGGCGCAAAGCAAGGTCGCTTTTTGCCCTGCTCTCCTCGCCCCCCGCTCGGTCTGCCGTTCCACGCAGGGCGGCGTATTCGTTCATGTCCGCCGTCAGCGGGTTTGCCAGCATGGCGGTGGCCCGCGCCTCCGCCTGCACCCGCTCCAGTCCCGCTTCGTCTCTCCGCTTCTGTAAAACCTTCTCGCTTGCAAGCGTTGGGATACGCGCTGCCTGCGCCGCCTGCTGTGCCTGCTCTGCCCGCGCCTTCAGCCGCGCGTCCTGCCGCTTCTTTTCCTCCTGCGCCCGCTGTAAGGTCTCCATGGCGCCCACCACGCGCTCCGTCCTGCCGCTTCTTGGCAGCCAGCCGCCCGCCTGCGCCGCCTGTAAGGCCGCCTGTGCTTTTGCCGCGTCCAGCCCCGCCGCGTCCCGCTTTGCCGTAATGCTCGCCACGCTCTCCTGCGCCTCTGCCGCCCGCTCCAGCGCCGTCCGTTCCAGTGCGGAAAGGGCGGACGATTGCCCATAGGGAGAAAGCGGCAGCGTGCCGCTTCTCCCTCCCTCTGCCAGCCGTGAAATGGCGGTCTCTCTGGCAGCCCTTTCCTGCGCAGAAGCAGAAACAGGTGCCAGCGGCTTATTTTCTCGTTTCATCTTTTCCAGCCTTGCCCGCACGTTTGATGTCTGACGGGTCGTTCCGCCTTTCACCCCCGCATTGGGGGTCAGCGGGCGGTTTTCCCGCTTCATCTGCGCAAGGCGCTCTCTCACCGTGCTCATTGACCGGCTCCCTTTCAGGTGTCGTATCCGTACATTTTCAGAAGTTCGTTCGCTTCCGCTTCCGTTAGGCTTCCATTGTCCAGCGCCTTTTCCACTTCCTCAGCCCATTTTGCGCTTCCAACTCCTGACATTGACACAAACTTCGCCACATTTCTTGCGATTCTGCTCATCTCAGCAGGGCCAAAACTCGCTGTGTTCTTCGCTGCGTTCTTACCTGCTGCCCCTGCCGCCGCAAGCGCCGCCATGGCGCGTCTCCCTTGCTCTCCCAAATATCCGTTTTTCCGCAGCTCTTCCTCTGTATAGCCATGGTTCAGCAAGTACTGGATTACATCCTCGCTCTGTTCTCCGCTGTTGAAGCGATTAACATACCGCTGCAATTCTTCGTCCGCAGTTCCGCCGCCTCTGCTCTTTCCAGTAGACGTTCCAGCACTCAGCATTTTTGCCTGCGCCGACAAAGCGGCGATTTGTTCGTCTGTGTAAGCGCCAAGCCCTCGGAAACCGCTGGCGTCCCCTGTGGTCTCATACAGATATTGGGCCAACGTCAGCTTGCGCTGATAAGCCGTGTCCTCACGTTCCATCTCGTCCATAATCTGCTGTCTTGACAGCACCGCGGCGTCCTGCTTCTGCTGGTACTGGAGCTGTGCCAGCCAGTTTGCCTGGCTCTGCTGCTGTGCCAGCAGGTCTGCATAGCTGTTGTAGCGGTTCTGGGCCAGCTCTGCCGCCTGTTCCGCCACAGAGATGTCACCCGTCAGCCGCGCGTCGGTGATGGCACGGTCAAGCTCTGCAAGGCTCTTAAGCCGCTCCTGCTCTCCGGCCTGAAGCTGTTGCTCATAGTTGGTTTTCAGTTGGAGGGCCGAGGTCTCCGTCATTCCGCCCGTATAGCCCATGGCGGCCATCTGCTGCGGCAGGTTCTTTTCCGCCATGCGCCGGTCAATGTAAAGCTGACGGAACAGGTCGGCATAGCTCTGGTCCATCGTGGTTTTCTGTCCGGACAGGCCGTTTACCGCCTGTTCCACCGCGGCCCTTGCCGCCGCCCGCTGGTTCGCTTCGATGGCCGCATAGGTGCTGTTCAGTTGCTCTGCCTGCGCCTTGTTTTTCTGCGCGTCAATGTACGCCTGCGCGCTCTGGTTGATGGTGTCGTAGCGGTACCGCTCCTTTGTCGGGTCGTTGTCAATGGCGTGCAGTCTGCTGTTCAGCAGCCCCTGTACCACCTGATAGTCCGCGCCCTCCTGCATGGCCTTTTGTATCTGCTGCCCCCAGTCCAGCGGCTTGCTTGCGCCTGTACCCGTACCGGAGCCTGTGGCCGTCCCTCCGCTCTGGGTGTAATAGCCAGGCTTGGACTGTCCGCTGCTGTCAATGTAGGTCGTGCTCCCGCTTGTGACGCCGCCGCTCCCACCGGACAGGCCTCCGTTTCCGCCGCCGCTCTGTACCGTGCCGGTTGACGGCGTAACCGTCCATTTGCCGGAAGCTGCATTGTAGGTTGACGTTGTGCCGTTGTTCTTGTCCTGCTCTGCCCTGATTGCCACCGCCTGTTGGTGTAGCTGATTTTTCCTTGTTTCGTCACCCGCTGCGTTTGCCTCACGCCATTGTCTCGCCAAATCCTCTAATGTCGCCATGTTGTTTACCCCGCCTTTCCTTTCAAATCTCTGACGTCGTGCTCCACCTCGGTCATCCGCCCCTCCAGCTTATAGGTGCGCTCCACCAGATTGTTGTGGGCCTGTACCTTCTTTTCAAGCTGTTCAATGCGGTAGCGGGTCAGACTGCTGGACGCCACCACGCCCAGCAGCGACCCGCCCAATGTTCCCAAAAGCGACAGCACCGCCACCATAATTTCCGGCGCCATCTCTTACGCCTCCTTCACTTCCGGCAGGCCGGCCACGCTGGTCAGCAGGGACAGCACCCCCGCCAGCACCGCCGCGCTCACCACCAGCGTCCAGTTCACCTCGCCCCGGGCCGCCGCCGTGCCGATGGTCGCCGCCGCCGTCTGCGCCACCGTCTTGACCGCCCGAACGCCCGCCGCCTTCAGCCATTTCCTCGTATGCTCGTTCACGCTTCCTTCCTCCCTCAAAATAAGTTCAGCCTGTCCAGCAGCACCGCCGCCATCTCCCGCGTCAGCGCCCCACGGGGGCTTGTCCCGTCAAAAACGCCCTTCTTTCCGCCCTTCCCCCACCTCTCTTCCGCCCATAGGCTGCCCGCCTCTCCCGCCGCTTCCGGCGGCGCGTCCTCCTTCCATGCAACGCCCAGATAGTCCAAAATGCCCTTGCATTGCGCCGCCGCCAGCTTGTTCCGGTAAGCGCCGCTTTTCAGCAGGGCCACGTCCTCCCTGTTGGTGTGGAAGCCGTGCTCAATGAGCACCGCCGGAGCCGCAGTGTTTTTCAGTACATAGTAAAGGCAGTGTTTCACCGCCTCCCCGTGAATAACGGCCCCCGCCGCCTTCACCTGGGCCGCCAGCTTCCCCGCAGCCACATTGCGCCCCGCCTTTTCACCGGCAGCGGAAGTGTACGCCTCCCAGCCTCTGGCATTGCTCCAGCCGCCGCTTCCCGCCGCGTTGGAGTGCAGCGACACAAACAGGTCAAGAGCCTTGACGCTGTTCGCAGCCTTGCACCGGTGGGCGAGGTCGTTTTCGTCGCCCCTCCCTGTGGGACAGTCCTCCCCCGTTCGGGTCATAACCACCGCCACCCCGTGCCGTTCCAAGATGGCCTTCATCCGCTTTGCCATGTCCAGCGCGAACTCCGCCTCGCTGTATGTACCGTCCGGCGACTTGTTGGCGCTCTGCGTCCCGTGGCCCGCGTCCAGCACCACCGTTTTCCCGTTGCGCAAAGGCTTGTCCTCCTCTTTCTTCTCTCGCTCAAAAACCAACAGGTAGTTGTGTACAATGCGCCGCTGACTGGGCTGTAAATCCAGCCCATTCCCAAGGCTGCCCTGACTGCTCCAAGAGCCGTCATAGCGCAGAATGGTCACACAGCCCGCTCCCTGCATCAGCTTCACCGCCTCGACGCTGGTCAGCCCGTCGTCCTTTCCGGCCAGCAGAATGGTCACGGAGCCGCCGGCAGTAAAGCCCACCATCGTCACGCCGTTCTTTGCATAGACCGTCGGGTTGACCCGTTTGCCGTCCACATATAGAGGCGGCTGCGCCACACAGTAGTTGAAGGCCGCCGCGCGGCTGTCCTCCGTTCCGCACGATGCACGCCCATTTTCGTCAATGCAAAGCCCGTATTGATGCCACGCGGGCTTGGCCCATATCCGGCAGTCCGCCACCAATCCGGCGCACGGTGTAAAGCTGTCCATGTTGTAGTACCCCAGGTTGCACAGCGCCGTGCATTTGGTTTCCTTCTTGATGGCCTGCCACGTCTTCTTCCCGCTGTTGACGTACAGCGCAAACCGGTATTTCTCCTGCGGAAAGGTTTTAAGAAAGCTCATTACAGCTCCTCCGCCCCTGCTTCGTCCCGCGTCCCTTCCGCAGCCTCCTGCGTCAGCGCCTCGTCAACCGTCATGCTCCCCGCCTCCGTCCGCTTCGCCGTCCTTTTCCGCAGCCTCCTGCGTCAGCGCCTCATACTCCGCCTCTGTGACCTCTCTCCAGTTTTCCGCGCTGTCGTTCGCGCCCAGATACACGGTCTTGCCGTAGCTCTCGCCGTCGGTCAGCATCATGCCCTCCGCCGCCTCCAGCATCGTCATCGTAATCGCTGTCAAAATCATAATGTAAGCGTCCATCCTTTCCTTGTGGCAATCATCTTTTCCGCGGACATCAGTTCAGAAATACCCGGATTCCTTGTCAGCGTGATTGCCTTTGTTGATGTAATGGTCGGCAAGCTGTTGAAAAAGTCAACCAGTGCCGTGCGGCCCAACACACAGCCCGAAAGTGAAATTGCAACTCCTACCCAACCTGCCACATCCGGTTTCAGTTTGAGCTTTGATAGGCTGGTGCAGCTTTGGAACATGCTGGCCATGTTTGTAACAATGCTCGTATCAAGCCGTAGAATTGCCGTCAGACTGTAGCAGGAACTGAACATCTCTTTCATGGTTATAACTTTGGAGGTATCAAGCTGTGGAATTTTCGTTAGACTGTGGCAGTAACTGAACATGTAGCCCATGTTGGTGACACTGCTCGTATCAAGCTGTGGAATTGCCGTCAGACTGGAGCAGTGACTGAACATGTTTTGCATAGTTGTAACTTTGGAGGTATCAAGCTGTGGAATTGCCGTCAGACTGTGGCAGTTTAGGAACATGCTGGCCATGTTGGTAACAATGCTCGTATCAAGCTGTGGAATTGCCGTCAGGCGGGGGCAGCCACCGAACATATAGCTCATGTTCGTTACGCTGGAAGTATCCAGTTGCGGGACTGCCATTAGGCTGGAGCAGCCATTGAACATATAGCTCATGTTCGTTACGCTGGAAGTATCCAGTTGCGGGACTGCCGTCAGGACGCAGCAGTTTTTGAACATGCTGACCATGTCGGTCACAATATTCGTCCCGACCCAAGTAAAATAGCGCAATTTTGTCAGAGCAATATATAGATACTGGCCTCCGCAGTCAACCTTCAGTCCACTCGGCAGCCTACATGCAATTTCTACGATGTTCCAATCTTTTAAGTTGCTTGATGCCTTGGAATGGTTACTCGCCGCCCATGTAGCAATATTTGAACCGCTGACCTTTATCATCACCTGCTTCATGCCATCCGCGGTCAAATTCTCATAGGATTTGGCAGATAGTTCCGTCTCCCAATTGCTTCCGCTGGCCACACTGGTGCTTGCTTGCGACACAAACGCCCCGTTTCTCACTGTTCCGGTCTTGACGGTATAACTTCCGGTACACGTCACCGTAAACGCAATCAACGCGCTGACGCCATCTGGGATATGAAACAGCAGATACATTTCGTCGTCCTGCGGCTCCGGCATGGGCAGCCAGTCCGCGGGCCTCGTTTCCTTGTACACCTTCGCCGGGTCGGGTGGCGTTCCCGCGCCCCCGCCCCCCCTTTCAATGGACCCTATCTTCTCCGCATAGCTGGCAAAGCTGTCCCCGTCCGCCACCGCCTGCCCCTTCTCCTCAAGGGCGGCGCGAATGGCATGCTTGGTCTCCTGCAAACGTCCCAGCTTGTCCGCAACTGTTCCCATCAAACAACCTCCCCATTGATGCTATCCAGCAGGGTCGCTACGTCCCCCAGCAGAGCGTCCACATACCCCTTGCTCGCCGCATGGGCGCCTTCCGTCGGCTCCTGCACCGTCAGCGCCCCATTCATTGCGCCGCCATCACTGGAAAGTGCATGAATATAGGCGGCTGCCTGTCTGTAATCGATTGGAGCAAGCATATTCTCACCCGGTGAAAACAGCATGCAATTCGATGGGATGTATTCTAACCCTGTCCCCCCGTGCGTTACGCTCACGACGCCATGCAAATCAGAAGCAGACGGTTTGCTCATTCCCTGCAGAACCCAGTACGTCCCGTTATACATCAACAGGGCTGGTTTCCCGGCGTACAGCAAATGCGAGGTGGAGTTCACTTGTTGATTTCCAATCGTATTGGAGGAACTCATCCGCCTAATTTCTTTTGCTCCAAGCCCATTAACATGAAGTGTAGGATTTACCCCCTTATTGCTTGTGTCATATGGAAAGATGGTCAGCAGCAGCCCCACCGAGAGCTTCGTCACCCCCGGCACATCCGCCGCATAATCCACGCCGTCCGTTCCGCCCTCCGGCGTGTACGTCTCCACCACTGGGATACCGCCCACCTGCGTGGGTAAAATGTGGTGTGGGTTGCCCTCATTCTGCAAATGCTCCTCCAACGACGTGCGCATCCGCGACAGCGCCACCGTTCCCGGCTGATACGGCTCCAGCGCCTTGGCCACCAGCGGCGTCACATTGCTCCCGCTGCGCCCCACAATGGCGTCGCCGCCCTGCTGCCAGTGCTCGCCGTCCGTCGTCCAGAACAGCTCGCCGTAATTGCACGCAAGCGCCATGCCTTCGCACGGTGCGATATGATACATACGGCTTGCCCGCGTTGTCGGCACCGTCCCCGTATGCCATTCCAGCCCATTCTCTGACCACCCGGCCATAGGAGTGGCGCCTCCGCTTCCCACCATAAGAAACCTGCCGTTTATCCGGCAAATGTCACACCAGTATCCGCTCGTCTCCGGCGTCTCGTCGTTGTTTTCCAGCACAAGCTCCCAGTTCTCCCCGTCTCCCGCCACCACGTCTCCGCTGGAAGAAGCCATAACAAACCGTCCGTTGCCCGCCGCAGCGCCTCTCCAAGAAGCGCTTTTCGGCAGTTCTGCGGCGTGCCATACTTTTCCGTCCTCCGACCAGAATGAAACCTTGGCGGGCAGCAGCGCAGTCACATACCGACCATAGGCGTAGCACGTATCCCATATCAACGTGCCTCCTTCCACAAGGCCCGCTTCTATAAACGGCTTAAACACACCGGTCTGGTATTCCCAAAACACACCGTCCTCTGACCATGCCACAGCGCCGGAAACAGACGTACCGAACGCAACCAGCCGTCCGTTGCCCGCGCAAAGACTTCCAAAACTCACGTTCTCCGTCGGTGCATCGCCAATCCAATTTGCCCATTGCCAAGTCTTGCCCCGGTCTGTGGATACGGCAATTTTGTCTGTCCCAGTATGCCACTGGCACACCGCCACAAATTTCCCCTGCCACGCCGTGACGTCTTTCCAGTTGTACGGAGCAGGCATCATGACTTCATGCCATGTGATAAGGTCGTCTGTCCAAAACGCCCGGTTGAGCTGGCTTTGCCCATATTTGCAGTCTGTCACCGCCACCGTCACGCCGTCGTCGTAACAGAGCAACCAGTCATTGTTCGGCAGTGCGCTTTCACCCCACGACCCCAGCCCAAGCCCGAACTCGTCGTTGAACACCTCTGCCGCCCGCTCTGCCGCCTCCGCCGCCTGCACAGCGCTCGCCCCGGCGTCCGCCGCGCTCTGCGCAGCCTCTCCGGCGCTCAAAACAGCCTGACTGGCAAACGTCCCTGCCCGGCCTTCGTGCTCCTCCGCCTTCGCAGCGCGCTGTACCGCTTCCTCCGCATAGGTGCCCGCCGTGTTCGCCGCCGTCTCCGCCTGTCCCGCGCTCAGGGCGGCCGCAGCCGCACTCCTTGCAGCCTCTCCCGCGCTCGCCCCTGCGCTCCCTGAAAACTCCTCCGCACTGCTCACAAACTGCATGAGCTTGCCCTCTGCCGCTTCCACCGCGTCGCCTGCCGCCGTTTCCGCCGCCGCCTGCGCCAGCTCTGACGCACCCTGTGCCTCCTGCTCCGCCAGCTCTGCGCCCTTTTTTGCCGCCTCTGCCGCCTGCTTGGCCGCCTCCGCGCCTCTGCGTGCCTCCGTCGCTGCGCCCTGCTCCACTCTGGCGTTTTCCTCCGCCTGCTCTGCACCGGTCTGCGCCGCCTTTGCGTTCCGCGCCGCCGCCTCCGCGCCGCTCTGGGCCGCCTGCGCCTGTCCCGCGCTGTTTTCCGCGGCTGAAGCGAGGGCTTCAAACGCCGAGCGCACCTCCGCTGCCGTCTCCGAGGCTATAACGCCCGCCTGCTCAGCGTAATAGCGGGCGTTGTCCGTGTCCTCGCCCTCTCGGTTTCCGGTGCCGCCCACCGCCCAGCTCTTGGCCGTGTCCGCGCTCTCCGCTGCCGACGCCTGCGCGGCCTCCGCATTCGTCTGCGCCTGCGCCATCGCATCAAGCGCGCCGTTCATCTTCACCCGCACTACGTCCTCAATCAGCCGGTCAAAAACCCGCTTGTTCTCCTCCGCGCTTCCCGTCAGCTTGTCCGGCGCAGCCACCACGCCCTTTTGCCGTATGTCCGACTCCTTGATTTTGTATTCCTCTAATGACATTCTTCCGCCCTCACTTCTTGGCAAAATTGCCTACCACATAATGCTTTGTGATGCCAAATACACCAAACCCTTCGTTGACCGCGTCATTCTTGATGATGATTTGCAGCCGCTTGTACTTCTTCACCTTGGTATTGAACAGAATTTCCCGCGGCGCATCGTTGGCGTCAAAGGTAAAGCGGGAAAAGTCAATGTCTTCCCAGTCAAAAATATCCATGGTGTCATAGGCCGCCTGCCATTCCACCGGGTCGCTCTCCGTGCGGAAGCACACCTTTGCACTGCTGCGGGTATAGGGCTTGATGGTCACGCTGTTTCCCTTTTTAATCATGGTTTTCAGCAGCGTAATGTCGCCGTCGTCGTCCGCCTTGGTCGCCCAGCACGCCGTGATGGGCGCGCCGTCGTCGCTGTACCGGCTCATGGTCTCCATATCGGAGTTAAAGCGGCAAACACGCCCGTCCGCCGTTCCGAAATACAAGGTCTCCTCCGCGCCGTTTTTCAGGTTCATCCAGCATACCGCCGGCACGTTTTCCCAGTAATAGCACTCATAGATGTATTCACTCTGGCTCTTTGCGCGGTACGCCTTATTTTGCCGCCCATCCAGCAGATAGGCGTGTCCGTTCACCGCAACCAAATACATGCCGTTCCAGCTCACCGCCGCGGCCTGCTCCAGCTCCGGCTCTCTGGTCAGCCTGTTGTCCACATAAAAGGAGCGGTTCTGCACAATCCGCTCTGCAGTGAGCGCGTTGGTGGTAATGGCATATACTCCGGTTCCCGTCAGGAACATTGGTTCGTCCAGAATGTTAGCAAACCCGCCTGTGGAAACCGCGCCCACGCCCGCAATAGACTGCTTCATGGGAAAGGTCACCGTTCCGTCGCTTGCCGTCGCGGCAGAGCGCAGAAAGACCGTGGAATCGTGTCCATTGTCCTCCTTGATGATGGCCAGATATTCCCCCACTCGGAGGTAGCCCATGATGGCGGTCGCCTCCATGCCAACCACCGCATAGGAAATGTCGGGGAAGTAGGTCGGGTCGTTCAGCCCGCTCGTCCAGTCCAGATTTTTGTACCTTGGGTTTCCGGAAATCACCACTCTGTCCGACGTTCCCACGCCGTAAGTGGTCGCGATGGTGCACGCGGTCACGCGCTCCGCCGTCGCGTTTTCCTTTGCCGCGAAGGTGATGATAACCGCGCCCTCCGCACCGGCGGCAGGCGCCCGCGGAGCCTGCTTCCATGTCACCTGTCCCAGCGTCCGGTTGACGGTAAAATCGACGTTTTCCTTTTTGGCCTCTCCCCAAACCGTAGCCGTCACCTCTGCCGGCCCCAGGTCTGCTCCGTCCAGCTGATACACCGTCGAGGTTCCGTCTGGAATAAACTCATTTTTTCTCTGTCTGGTCAGGAGGTTAATCCCTTCGTATGCAACACCGCCTCCAGACGGCGCCATTGCGATTGTGGTTGTCGGCACATAGGCTTTCTCTGACACATCCGCAATGGCATTTCCGTCATAAACCAGATACTCTCTCCCCGTCAGCAGCCATAGCTTTCCGCCCATATTCACCGCTGTGCTGCGTCCGTTTTTCACCCCGACGCGCAGAAGCTCCGGTTCTTCCCGCTTCTCTGTCCAGCGATATATCTTTGTGCCGCCGTGGGCAACAAAGTGCACCTCTCCGTCAAATACCGCAAAAAACACCCCGTTTACCGGCGCGTCAAGCTGATGAAGGGTCCGCCACCCCATTCTTTTTTCCGGCATTCCGCCGGTGTCTGCAATCATATTGACGGCCCACGGCGCCCTGTCGCGGGACACCAGCGAGGCGTCAGTGGAAAAATCCACGCCTTTGAATTGGCTGTATGTCGTGGTTTGAATACTTACGCCGCTGCGCCTGCCCACAAGCTGTACCTCCTGTTCCCTGTATCTTTGCCAGCTCCACACCGTTCTTCCCGCCGCAGGCGGCAGGCGTCACCCGTTTTGCCGTTCGTCCTCTCCTCGCCAGACCCACCTCGTCGGGCTTTGGCTCGGTCCTCTCTCCAGTCCATCCGCACCTATGCGCCTATGTTCGCGCTTCTCGATAAAATTCCTGTCGTACGCCGCCGCAGCTACTTCCAGGCAGGACTGTGTTCAACCCTGCCAGCATCCGGTCATAGAGTGCAAGCAGCGGCGCTGGGTCGAGTATCAAGTCAACCACCAACTGCTGTGCAGCCACAAAATAGGGCATACACGCCGCCGCGTCCTCTTCCACCTCAAATTGATAGCTGTCCTCTGTCTCATCGGTAATGGTCTGCGGCATCGCTACATATTCCACAAGCCGAACCCCCGTCTCACCTGCCGGAACCAGCAGCTTCTTGTTCCGCCACGGGTAACGGCCCGCTACCCGCTTCCCATTCCAAATGCGGAAGGGGCGCAGAAAATCGTCCGGCATCTCATATGCCAGATACCCGTTCTCTTCAGCCTGCGGCGCGCGCAGCTCCACCTCACAGCTTTTGATGATTTTCTTGTACTGGGCCACATTCTTTTGTGCAAGGTCAAAAAATTCGTTCATCTTGGCGTTGATGTCTCTGTCCTCTGTCACCGCGCCGCCGGAGGAATATTCGTCCAGCAGCTTCAGAACGATTTTCTTCCCCTCTCCCAAGGTCATGTATCCCGCCTCCTCGTCCTCGCAAAGTCCGCTCCGTGCTTATTTCCCCTGTGCGGCCTATGTTCGCGCTTCTTACAAAAAAGGGCGGGCAGCCGCCCGCCCTTTCCCGCTCTTACTGACCAACCGCCAGCTGATGCTTGGCCGCCATGGTGTAGATGTTGTTACCTTTTTCATCTCTGCCCACTACGCGGAGCGGCAGAGCCGCCGTGGCAGTCAGTACAAGCTTACAGCCAGCCGTGTCCAGATTGCCGGCAGAAAAGCCGACAGGCGGAAACAGAATAAATTCATCACCCTCTGCCGCCGCATCGCCCGCTTCCACCGTCAGCGTCAAAACGCCGCTGGCTACCGCTGAATCAGTGATGCGCCGCACCTTGCCCGTCGCTGCCGCTTTGAGATAGCCGCCGTTGAACACGGCCGCAGCAAAGGACGGCATACTGTCCACCTTTACCGTCGTCGCACTTCCCCCGCTTGCCGTCACGCGTGGAGCGGGAGAGACTGCAATCGCGTCCGGCGCGTCCTGTACCAGAATTTTCACGCCGTCGTTTCTTCCGTTCAAGGCGTCCGCCGTTCCGGTATGGCTTTCTGCCGCATAGCCAAGGATTGCCCCCGTCTCGCCTGCCGCGGCCGGAACCACAAGGCCCTCCTCCAGCTTCACCACCTGTCCGATTGTCACCGCTGTGCTCTTTGCAATATCGTATTCCCGCTCACTGTGCAGCACTGCACCGTTCACGTTCATAACCTGTTTCATGCTTTCATACTCCTTTCTTTTCGTGCTTTATCGCGCTCAAGCTGCAAGGCGCGCCTATACTTGCATTTCCGTCTTCTCCAATCCATCCACGCCTATGCGCCTATGTTCGCGATTCTTACTTCGGATTGCTGAAAATAATCTGCCGTGCATCGCCCCAGCCGATGCCAAAGTCCACATAGGCCGTGTAAAGGTCAATCAAAGGATTATCCAGCTCCGTATTCAACACTTCTGGGCGGTTCAGGTAAACGATATTCACCATGCTCTTCATCAGTCTCCGGTCGCACACCGCCCACTGCTTTGCACCGAAGCCGTCATTGCCGCCGCCGATGACGATATAACCCATATCGTAAATCGGGCTGGCCGCATTGCTGGCGTCATCTGGGTTGCGGGTGGGCTTCAGCTTGCTGTTTTCACCCAGCAGCTTTTTCGCCACCGGCTCCAGTTCAGGAGACACCAGAATGGTGTCAAAGTCGCACAGGAACGGCATTCCGTCCGGCGTGACAAAGCGGCGCGCCATCGTCTGTGCTTTCGTGACCGCCGCCACAGAAAGCTCCTCCGTCATCAGGTTAGAGAACACGCCCGCGTCGGGGTCTGGGATGTACTTGCGGTTCTCTTCCCGCTTGGACGCCACCGGATGGTCGGCAGCCGCCCACGGCTTGCCGTCGCCTCCTGCATAGTCCTTGTCAAAGGCATGACCAAACAGGCGCAGCGCGTGGAGATATACCGTCAGCGCCGCAGCGTCGCCCAGCCGCGCGCCCACCTTCTTCGTCTCGCCCATTCTGTCCACCTTCGCCTGCTTTCGGCCAACCTTGTCGGAGAGCACAAACTCTTCCGGCGTAATAATGGTCTTAAAGCCTCTTTTCTGCTCCCCCATCACCAGATTGGTGCCGTCATAGTGCTTCAGCTCACCATAGCCGCCCGCGCCTGCCAGCTCAAAGTCGATGCTCTTGCTGTTCACCTCGTTCATGATGGGCAGCAGCTTATTCATACGGTCTGCATAGGCGTAGTCAAACGCCTTGCCCACAAATTTGTAGTTATCACCTTTCCATGCAGTGTTGTTTCCTGCCATTTTTATGGCTCCTTTCTTTTCTCATGTTGTTTGTGCTTGTCACGCTCCCATTGGGCGCATCATACGGTGTGGCTTCCTTCCGCCTCAGGCTCAAAACAGCCCGCTACGCGGCCTTCGGTTTTTCACCTTCGCTCCAGTCCATCCGCACCTATGCGCCTATGTTCGCGCTTCTTCCCTGTCACGCTCGGACTGGGCGCTGCCGCCGGTCAAATAAGCCGCTCCGACACGTCCTCACAACCTTCATATCCTTCGCCCCGCCGCAAACGGCAGGCCTCACTCATTCCGGTGCTCGTCCTTTCCCCAACAAGGGCTTTCGCCCTTGCCGGGGGCCCCATTTTCAAAACAGTATGCACTACTGCGCCTGCGTTCCGTTTGCTCCGCTCCGCGCTTATTCTCCCTGCATCGCTTGTCCTTGCGCTTCTGTTTACCGGTTCATAAACTCTTTTGCCGTCATTCTCATCTCTGGATTATCTCGATTCCACTCCTCCAGCGCAGCGGCCTGCTCTGCCGTCAGGGACACGCCCCCGCCGCCCTGACCACCGCCTGTACTGCGCCTGCTTCTGCTTTCAGCCTTTGCCAGCGCCGCCCGCTCCGCATCTCCGACCACCTGCACAAAGTCCTCGTACAGTGCCGCCAGCGGTTCCTTGTAGAGCCGGTTTCCGGCAAACAGTCTGAATTTCTGATTTTGCTCCAGGCGAGCCACGTCCACGTTTGGATGCCGCTCCACAAAGCGGTTCAGGTCGTCCGTCATAAATCGGACGCGCTGCTCCTGCCGCGCCCGCTCCGCCTTCTGCGCCTCTTCCTCTTTTCGTTTCCGCGTAATGAAAGAGCGGTTCTCCTCTTCTTCCTCCACCTCTTCCACCGTACGGCCCTGCTCTGCGGCTCGTTTTCGCAGTTCTTCCCGCTTATAGCGTTTGCCGTATTCGGCAAACTCCTCAAAGCTGGAAAAAGGTTTGCCCGTGTAGGGATTGGGAATCCCCATTCCCGCCACGCTCTCATCATACTGCTTCCGCATACGCTCCTCTGTGTCCTTCTCCGCGCGCATACGGGCAGCCCGCGCCGCCGCATTGTCTGCTGGAGACTGCCGCCGCTGCAGCCGGCCCTGACTGGCGTTTTCAGGGGACTCCTCTGTCTGGCGTTCGCCTGCGCCTCCGACCGCTTCCTCTGTCTCCTCTCCCTGGGCGTCTACGAATCCGCCCTGCCCGCCGTCAAACGGGTTTTCCTGCTGTTCCTGGGCGCCCACGACCTCGCCCTGCCCGCCGTTCTCGACCACACTCGTGTCAAGCGCCTGGTTTTCCATACCTGTTTCCATCTGCTTCTCACATGCGCCTGCGCGCACGCTTCTGCCTCCTTTCGTTCCTCAAAAATCCGCCCACATGGCAAATCGCGCTACTTCTTTTTCGGGTGCAATACTGCCACCACAGCGCCAAACCCCATGCACTGCGGGTTTCGGCACACCATAATCACGTCTCCGTTTTCCTTCCGCTCTTTGGCCCGCGCCTCAATGCCGCATCTCGGACAGTTCACAGCATAACGCCCCCTTGCATCTGCACAGCGCCAAGCCCGTCCGGCTCCGGCGCCGCCTGTGTTTGCGCCTTCCCTGCCACCGCCTGCTCCACAGCGGCCAGCAGCATCGGGTCGCCCGCCAGCGCCTGTAATACCGCTTGCGGCACGGCGGGCTGAAATTTCTTCTCCCACTCTTCAATGATTGCCTTCTTCTGCGGAATGTCCAGTATTTCCAGCTCAGCCGCCAACAGCTTATAGTTGTCCGCCGTCACCGGAATGGCGGACAGCTTGTCCAGCGCCTCCAGCGTGGCCGCCTTGGAGCGGATAACGCCGTCTCCCGCCGTCACCGTCACGTCGACACGGGGATAGTAGATGTACGCATCGCGCACCTTCTCGCCCGTCTCCGCGTCGTGTACCTCGCCCACCTCCAGCGCATAGTCGTCCGCACGGTAGGCAACCGTCTCTCCAGTTTCCCGCTCGTCCTTTGCGCCAAGGTACAGCAGCCGTTCGTCCTCGAAGAACTCCAGCGCCAGCCAGTCAAGCAGCTCATAAAGCCGCGCAAAGCCCGCGTTCCGGTCTGCCCGTTTGATTTTCGCCTGCCCGTCCGCGTCGCTGCGGAGCTGCGCAAGCCCGCTGGCGGTGGTCACGCGGGCGGACTCTTTGCCTAAATTCGTCTCATAGTTCCGGTTTGCCCGCTGGATTTGCTCCAATAGCCAGTTGATGGTAACCAGGCTGTTCCGCCCATCGTGAAGGCCGCCCAGCCGCGCCACTGCGCCTATCCGGTTGGGCTTCACCAGCACCTGTGCGCCCGGCACGTTGCTGAACTCCTCGCCGTCAGCCAAAGCGCCCTCCTCCATCAGAATGATGTCGTTGGCCGTAAAGGCGTCGTTGACCAGCGCGTTTGCCAGCTCCCTGTCTGCGCCGTCCACTAAACTCATAATCGGCAGCAGTTCCGACTTGTTGTAGAACTCATTTTCGTCCCGAATACACCAGTAGTGAACAAAGGGAAACAGCTGGTTTTGCCGTCCCGTCCGCTGCCAATACTGGGGAATATAACGCACCTCATGGCCGCCGGCCTGAATGGTACAGGCCACTGCGCCCGCGGGAACTTCCATGGTGTCAAAGGGCTGCTTGAACCAGAACTCCATCACCTGAATGGTGTCGTCCGCCTCGTCTGTGGCGCTCACCATGTCAAAAATACCCTCTCTGTCCTGGTAGTAAGCCCCCAGCAGGTCGTTCAGCTCCAGGCCCTGTTCCTTCAGCTCTCGGTGGAACATCTGCCAGAATTTGATTTTATGCAGCCGGTAGAGGTAAGCGACAAACTGTCCGGCCTGAAGCCCCTCCGCCCCTGCCGTTGGGTCTGGGTAGAGCGCCTCCACCGGCACGTCCCGCACGCGGATATTGCCCTCATAGCGGCCGCAGCTCATATCTGCGTCCCAGTAGGCTTTCCAGAAGGCGTCTCCCAGCTTTTTCAGCCGCCGCTCGTTGGCCGTGTTCATGTCCTCGATGCGGTTTTCCTGCATGATATAACGCACGGCGCTCTCCCGCATCTTCGCCTTTTGGGGGTCATATTCGTCATCTCTGCCGCGAAACTCCGGCTCCGGTACAATCGGGTCAATTTGGCTTTCCACCATGATGAACGGGTCAGGCACGACGGCAGGCGTCCACGGCAGCCCCTGCTCCTGCACGGCCGCGCGCACCTCGTCGGAAACATCGTGGATGAAGTTGTAATAATCGTTATAGCGCCGCCACTCCGCTTCCTTTGCCGTTCTGGCGCTTTTGGCCTCTGCGAATAGCCAGGCGGCCGTCGCTTCCCGCGCCTCCCTGGTGCTGTAATCGTAAATACGGTTTTCCCGAAACTGCTCCGGCCTTGGCGTTCCCTTTCTTCCTAACACGCTGTCACCTTCTTTTCCTGCTTTTGTTTCTGTACTGTTCCGACAGGCGCTTTCTGACCGGCTCCACCCGCTCAGCCCGTTTCGTCCGCTGCTGCGGACGGATATAATGGGCGATTGCCAGCGCCATCACAAGGTCGTCATGGGCGCCCGCCTCCGCCTCCGGCCGGAACCGCTCGTTGTAGACAAAGGACAGCATCTCTCCTATGGTGGCGTCGTCCCAAATCAGCTCCAGGTGTTCCCGCGCCACTTCCTTCAAAATGTCGATGACCAGCGGGCGGGTGGTGGCGGTCGTCTCAAAGCCATAGGCTTCCACCGTCTTGCCTGTAAAGGTATCCTCTTTCAGCCTGTGGAACAGGTTCGGATAGCCCAGCCGCTCCAGTTCCTTTTGCGGATAAGTGGAGTAGTTGGTCTCCACGCCAATCAGCGCCCTGTTGTACCACAGCCCCAGACAGTACATCTGCCTTGCATACATCGTTTCGTCAAACTGGTGCTGCAAAACCGCCACCTGTTCCCCTGTGGTGTTGTCCAGCACCTGTCCGGTGAACCTGTCCGAGCCGGTGCCCGCCGTGTCTCCGCCAATCACATAAGGCTTTCCCTCCTCCGGCTGTACCCTGATGCGAATGGGGCCGGCCCCATTTGCCTCCCAGTGAATGTCGGCCGGTTTTCCGGCCTCTGTCAGCGTAAAGCGGAAGCCTCCCCGCTCCCATGCCGTTTTTTTGGCTCTCTCTCGGCGCAGCACAAGGGCCTCTTTGTCAAAGACGCAGGCGCCCGACGCCAGAAACGCCTCGTCAGGCGACGCCGGATACTCCTGCCTGAACTTCCTGACGTCGCCGCCGCAGTTGGTCTTGATGCACCATCTTCTCCAGCAGAGCTGTTCGCTGTCCAGCCCGTAGGCCTCCTGTAACGCCCGTTCCTCTTCCGTGGGCGTAAAGCCATCCGGCACAGGCCTCCGGTACTCCTCCATCTCCCACCAGGCAAAAAACAGCGGCTCAAAGCCGTCCCGTTCGCCCCGTTCCCAGGCCTCCACCGCGTCGTCCCAGAACCGCTTGAACTCGTCATAACCGTTTGCCGTGCTCTCCATGATGACCATCGTCCCCGGCAAATCGGGCACCGCCTGCATCAGTCCGGTGTAGGTGTCCATCTTCTTGCCTGGCCAGAACGCAAATTCCGACATGTGGACGCAGGACAGCGTATAAGAGCGCCCCACGCCCTTCCCGCCCGCCGTGGCGCACCGTATCCTGCTTCCCAGCCCGCCGTTTCTGCCGTTTGTCCGGTCAAATACCAGCTCCTGTGCGTTTGAGGCCAGCTTGTCCGGCTTCACCGCCTCCGGCAGGCAATCGTAATACCGTTTTGTCATGCGGAAGATGTTGGCCGTCGCCTCGTCCGTGTGCGCAAGCACCATGCTGTTCACGTTTTTCCGCGTGGCGCTGTTCCAGAACAGCAGCGCCTCCGTCAAGGTGGAAAAGCCCATCTGCCGCGCCTTCAGCACCACAATGCGCACTGGGCGGCCCTCCTCGTGCTGCCGCTTGACTGCGCCATATAGCTTCTCCTGCGCCGTATTCAGCTTCAGCGGCACAATTTTCCCCCGCTTGTCCTGTACGCGCAGGAAATGCTCAATGTAGTCCCGCGCCCGCAGCAGGTCAATAGCCATGCCTCTCCCCCTGCTTCTCCAGCTGCTCCAGATATTGCTCTATGCCGTTTTCCTGCACCACGTTCACCCGCTCATTCCAGCCGTAGTTGTTTTTCAGGTTGAACATCACGCCCTGAACGTGCTTTCCCCGCGCCAGTTGGTCGACCAAATGAGCCTCCATGCGGGCCTTTGTCCGCTCTGTCACAGGGTGCAGCTTTTCGTCCTTGCCGTATTCCGCCCATGTGTCCTTGCTGATTCCCAGATAGAGACAGAGGGCGGCCACCGACGGCTCCTCAATGTATTTCGTCACTGTAACCGGACACCCCGTTCCCTCTGGGCCGTCTGTCAGCATTCGTCTGACCGTTTCCGCATTGCCCGACGGGTCGGTGTATCCCGTCGCCATCGTCACAACGACCGGCTCCTGATAGCTGATGGAGGCAAAATAGCGCTCCACCGCCTTCTCCAGCTCCTGCTCTGTCCTGTACTTCTTCGGTCTGCCCATGGCGCCTCCTGCCGCAGTTTCCGTTTATCGCTATCCGCTCTGTCGTTTATTCTCCCTGCATCGCCTGTCCTTGCGCTTCCAAACAAAAAGAGCGCCAAGAACCCATCTCAACGATGGCGCTCTTGGCGCTCTTCTTTCATATTTGCTTTATTTTATCATGTATCCCTGCCTGTTTCAAGCCCCTTCTTTATCCACCGTCCGCACCGTGGGCAAAGCAGGCTGGCCGCCGCAGTCAAAACCACGCGCCGCCCTATTTTGATTTCCAAGATGCCGTTGTTCCGCTCCATCGCCAATAATTTCTCACAGTCCGGACACCTGACGGCCTGCTTGCCGTCCCGCATCGCCCCCACTCCTTCCTGCGCCCGCGCACATGCGCGCCCGCCCGCGTCTCGGGTCGGGAAACCGCGTGTCCAAACCTCCGCATTGCAGTGGGCGCCTATTGGCTGCCGTCCGCCTTCGATTTACCGGCACCCACGCAGCCGCTCGTTCTCCGCCTTCAGCCGTTCGTTTTCTTTCAGCAGCGCCGTCATCAGCTCCACAATGGCGTCGATGCGCCGCTTCCCGATTTTGAGATACGTCTTTGTGCTGCACTCGTGCCGCAGAATGTACAATAGCCGCTCCGCCTTTTCCCTCATGCGCCGCCTCTCACCCCCGCCCTGCCAAGCAGGTAATCCGCGGAGCAGTTCAGCAGGTCGCACAGGGCGCACAGCTTGTCCGACGGAATACAGCTCCTGCCCGCCTGCCAGTTCTGATACGTGCGGATATTCACCCCCACGCGCTCCGCAAGCTCTTTTTTCCGCAGCCCCACTCTCGCACGTTCCGCCTCTATGTTCGGATAGTTCACCCTTCATCCTTCCTTCCCGCCTTCTGCATATTTCCTGCCCGCCGGCAAAGCTCCGCCGCGTCCGGCATCGGCGTCCCCGTCATGTCCCGCCGGAGCTTCGCCCAGCTGTACGCCGCCCATTTGCAGAACGCGCCGCACGGCTCGTGTCCGCTTCCGTCCCGTCCGCACCGGACGCAGGGGGACTGCTTAATCTCAAACCGCGTCATGCTCAACCTCCCTTTCCTCCAGCGTCACCTCTACCCGCGGCCGCTCCCTGTCCACCGCAAACGCGTCGGTAAAGCCGGCAATTTCCTTCCAGCCGTCGCCGCGAAGGACGCCGCAGCGCACCAGTGCGTCCTGCACAAACTTCCGGGCAAAGGCCACGTTGTCCCTGTCTCGGCGGCGGTTCTTTTCCACCCATGTGTAGCCCATCACCACCGGCCCCGTCAGCCGCACGCCCCGCAGCTGTTCCCGCGCCGCGGCGGCAATGACGGCCTCCGCCCGCCGCTTCATGCCCGCGGCGGCGTACTTGCTCCGCCGCTCCGCCGCAATGTACTCGTTCAGCCCAGGCAGGGCGCACGGTATCACCAGCCTGTATGTCATGGCTCCATCGTCTCCCGCTTCATGCGCTCCCGCAGCCGCTCCATGCTGGCCTTGGCCCGTTCGTCCCCTTCCGGACTTGGTTGAACGCCCGCCTGCGGCCCCTTCGGCGCCTTGGCCGGTCTCGTCCACTGCTCCCACTTCTCCGCGTTCCGGCAGGCCGCTTTCCAGTCCTTCATGGGGTTCTTGCCCACCATCCAGCCCTTGCTCTCGTAAAAGTCAAGAAACGCTTGGGCGTCCACCGGACTCTTGCGTTCGGCAACGTACGCCCTCACCTCGTCCAGCGTGGGCGGGACAAAGCGCGCGCCTCTCGCCCGCGCGTCACCCCCCTCTGAAAGAGGGGGATTGACTTTTCCTTCTCTTTTTCCTTCTCCTTTTCCTTGGGGGGCGTTCGGGGGGCGTTCGCCCCCCTTCGCTCCGTTGCGCCGGTTCCTCTCGCATTTGTCCGCATAGGTCTGCCTGTCCCTGTCGATATTCCATCTCATGGCCGGAAAGATAACCGCTTCCCTTCCGCTCAGCTCCGGCGCCGCTTCGCCGCTGCTGTATGCCAGCAGCGCGCTGAACAGCCGCCCACGCTCCGCATCGGAAAGCATCGTCATCCATTCACGATAGGAATGATAGGCACAAAAATACTCCATCGCCATCGAGAAGCCCCCTCAGAACGGCAGCGGGCCGCCGCCGTCCTCCGGCTCCGCAAAGCCGCCGCCTGCCGCCCCTTCCTTCCAAAGCGCCTGCCAGGTGTCCGACCTCGCCACCTCGTCCCGCATCCACTGGGGCAGCTTCTCAAAGACGGCTTTTGCCTCCTCCACATCGCCGTCCATGTCAAACAGCAGCGCCTCATTCTCCAGCGGCGGCACCTCCATGCCCTTCATGGCGCGGGAGATGGCCGTAATGTCCGTGTAGGTATTCCCGTTCCGCTCATGGTTCACCACGCAGACCATGCACGGCGCCCCCAGCAGCTTCCGCATGTCAAAGCCGTTCAGCTCCTCCGGCGTGAAGGGCACGCCCCGCCACGCGCACAGGTCGCGGTACAGCTCTGACTTCTCGTTCAGGGAAGCCGTGTACTTCTTGGACAGCCAGCGGGGCTTGTCCCCGCCGTCCAGCTCCATCCGCTCCGTGGGAAACTCAAAAATCAGCCGCAGCTTTTCCTGCCGCTTGTCCCATTTCTCGTTGTACTGTACCCCAAGGTCGATGACCCCCACACATCGGGCGGGGTAAGTTCCCGCCTCCATCGGCGCCACACGGCTTCCGCCGTTTTCTTTTACCGTTAATGCCATTTCAGTTGTCCTCCTTTATTGAATATAAATTCCGTGCAATTTTGTCGAATTATGCTATACTGAAGAAAAAAACCATTTTATGGGGGGTATTCCCATGACTGAAGCCCAGCAGCGTGCTGCCGCAAAGCAATTCGCCCTTGACTGGAAAGATAAGGGCGACGAAAAACAGGAGACCCAGCGGTTTTGGATTGACCTGCTCCAGCAGGTCTTTGGGGTGGAGCGCCCCACGGAACAAATCGCCTTTGAAGTCCCCGTCAAGCTGGAACACACCAGCTTTATTGACGGCTACATTGCATCTACCCGCGTGCTCATCGAGCAAAAGGGGCAGGACATCGACCTGAAGAAAGGCTACAAGCAATCCGACGGCTCCGTCCTTACGCCCTTCGGGCAGGCCCGCCGCTATGCGGGCTTTTTGCCGTTCAACCAAACGCCCCGCTGGGTGGTGGTGTGCAACTTCCAGACCTTTGAAATCCACGACATGAACCGCCCCAACGACGAACCGGAGGTCGTGCTCCTCGCCGACCTCGAAAAGGAGTACCACCGCCTTGCCTTTCTGGTGGACAGGGGCAGTGAAAATATCCGGCGTGAAATGGAGCTGTCCTTGCAAGCCGGACAGGTGGTGGGCGTGCTGTACGAAGCCCTCCTGAAGCAGTACAACGACCCCGACGACCCCGCCACCCTGAAAAGCCTGAACGCCCTGTGCGTCCGGCTGGTGTTCTGCCTCTATGCCGAGGACTCCGGCCTGTTCGGAAAGCATCTCATGTTCCACGACTACCTCCAAGCCCACAGCGCCGAAGCCCGTCTTGCCCTTATCAACCTGTTCAAGGTGCTGGACACGCCGGAGGGAGAGCGCGACCCCTATCTGGACGACGACCTGTTGGCTTTTCCCTACGTCAACGGCGGCCTGTTCGCCGACGAAAACATTGTGGTGCCAAGGCTTACCCCCGAAATCGTGGACTTGATTCTGACCAAGGCCAGCGCCGACTTTGACTGGTCGGCCATTTCGCCCACCATCTTCGGCGCGGTGTTTGAAAGTACCTTGAACCCCGAAACCCGCCGCTCCGGTGGTATGCACTACACCAGCATCGAGAACATTCACAAGGTCATTGACCCGCTGTTTCTGGACGGCTTAAAAGCCGAATTTGCGGAAATCGCCGCCGTGGCGGTGGAGCGCACCAAGCGGGCCAAGCTGGAAGCCTTCCAGCGCAAGCTGGCGGGCCTGAAATTCCTTGACCCCGCCTGCGGTTCGGGGAATTTCCTCACCGAGACCTATATCAGCCTGCGGCGGCTGGAAAATGAAGTTATCTCTCTGCTCCACAAGGGGCAGATTGTGCTGGATATGGGCAGCCCCATTCAGGTCTCCATCGGGCAATTTTGTGGCATTGAGGCCAACGATTTCGCCGTGACCGTGGCAAAGACCGCCCTCTGGATTGCCGAAAGCCAGATGATGAAGGAAACCGAGGACGTGGTGCATATGAGCCTTGATTTCCTGCCGCTGAAAAGCTATGCCGGCATCATCGAGGGCAACGCCCTCCGCATGGACTGGCCGGGCGCCGACTACATCATGGGCAATCCGCCCTTTGTGGGGTACTCCCTGCAAAGCAAGGAGCAAAAGGACGATATTCTTTCCATTTATGTGGACGAAAAGGGCAAGCCTTACCAGACGGCGGGCAAAATTGACTATGTGGCGGGCTGGTATTTCAAGGCCGCCCAACTCATGCAGGGGACGGCTACCCGCACCGCCTTTGTGTCCACCAATAGCATCACGCAGGGTGAGCAGGTGGCGGGCGTTTGGAAGCCCCTCTTTGACCGCTTCGGTATCCACATTGACTTTGCCCACCGTACATTTAAGTGGAACAGCGAGGCAAAGGACAAGGCCGCCGTCCATTGTGTGATTGTAGGGTTTAGCACCGCGCCGAACAGCAGGCCCAAGGTGCTTTACACATCGGACAGGCCGCAGGTGGCGGAGAATATCAACGCCTACTTGCTGGACGCACCCACAGTTTTTATTGACAGTCGCTCAAAGTCTCTTTGTCCCGTTCCACAGATGGTCTATGGCAATAAACCAACGGACGGCGGTTTTCTGTTTCTAACAGAAGAAGAACGGAATGAACTTCTGAAAAAAGAACCTGATTCTGCCAAATTTGTTCGACAGATTTATGGTGCAACTGAATATATTAACCATAAAGCACGCTACTGTTTGTGGTTGGTGGAAGCATCTCCAGCAGATTTGAGAAAGTCCGCTTTTATCATGGAACGGGTGGAAAAGGTAAGGCAGTTCCGACAAAATAGCACCAAAGAAGCAACGAAAAAAAGTGCTGACACGCCGACACTGTTTCAGGAAATCCGTCACCCTGATAGTGAATATATCATTATTCCGTGTCACTCATCGGAAGCACGTCGTTATATCCCGTTCGGTTTCGTTTCTCCTGATATTCTTGTCAATAATGCGGTGCAGCTTATCCCAAAGGCGGAAATTTATCACTTCGGTATTATGATGTCAAATGTCCATATGGCGTGGGTACGGGCGGTATGCGGAAGAATTAAAAGCGATTACCGCTATTCTAAAGACGTAGTTTATAACAACTTCCCGTGGCCCAGTCCCACAGATGAACAAAAGACAAAAATCGAGGCCACCGCGCAGGCGATTCTTGATGCCCGTGCCATGTACCCTGATTCCAGCCTTGCGGACTTGTACGATGAGACCACCATGCCGCCGGAATTGAGAAAGGCCCACCAAGCCAATGACAAAGCCGTCATGGCGGCCTATGGCTTCGACGTAAAAACCATGACGGAAAGCGCCTGCGTCGCGGAGCTGATGAAGCTATACCAAGCGATGACGCAGTAAAAAACGCCCCCGTTTCTTGACAAAACGGAGGCGCACTGCTAAAATGATATTGGAAAGGGCGCTGCGACAAGCGGTCAGCCCGCGTCTAAGTGAAAAGTTTCAAACAGAAACCGTCACCTGCCGGGGTGGCGGTTTCTGCTTTTTACGACAATCGTAACCGTGAAAGGCCCGATATGTAACGTAATCCGCATGAGCCTCACCCCCTTTCGGGTGGTGTGGCCGACCGCCTGCCTCTTGTGCAGCGCCCACCGTCATTCTACTGTATGCGCCGCCTTTTGTCATGCTCGGACTGGGCGCATGGCCGGGTCGATAACTCCGCCACTGCACCGGCAAGCAGGCCGCGCAAAGCGCGCCCTTCGGTTTGCCGGTATCCGCTCTGTCGTTATCTCCCCTATGCGCCTGTCCTCACGCTTCCTATTGTCAATTTCCACGCCGCCCATTTGGGCGGCTTTTCTTATGCCTCTCCTCACGCCTCCTTTAATGCAATCGGGCACAACGCCCCTGTTTCGCTGAAGGGCAGCATAAGCTGCTCCCCTGTCGCTCGGCAGGTGTACCGCCGGAACGCCTCCTCATAGCGGCAGAACACCATGCAGTTGGCGCAGCACACCTTCCCCTCTGGGAAGTAAACCGGTATGTACGCCACGCCCTTGGCGTAATGGGTCACGCCGTTTTTACTTGCCATGCTCAAGCCCTCCACAGGTACCGGTGGTCGTCCGCGAAGCGCTCCAGCGCGTCTGGCTCGCCCGACAGCACCCAGTCGATAAAATCCTCTATGTTTTCCTCCGCCAGTTCGCGGAAGTCCATGTCCTGAAGCGTCCGCTCTTCTTCGCCGTACCCGTAGCCGGTCAACTGCGCCCGCGCCACCGACGGATGCTCTAAATCAAGGTCGCGCATTGACAAAACCGCCCTTCTGCGTTATAGTTGCCATAGGTTTATTTCCTTTGTCACGCTCGCATTGAGCGCATGGTCGGGTCGATAACCCCTCCGGCTGCGCCGACAAACAGGCCACGCTTTGCGCGCCCTTCGGTTTATCGGCATCCGCTTCGGGGTCTATCTCCCCTATGCGCCTATGCTCGCGCTTCTTGTCGCCGTCGGTGAAGCTGCAACCTTCATCGGCGGCCTCTTTTTGCCCAAATAGCTCCACCTTCCGGTAGAACTCCACATAATGACGGCTCGTGCTGCCCTGCTTTTCCTTCCCCAGCATGGCGATGTAGCCCGCCTTGAGCAGCAGCCGACCCAGCTCCAGCCGTTCCGTCTCAGAGAGAGCATGACCTTTCTGCGCATAGACCCTCAAAGCACATTCCCTCTTTCCACCAGTTCATAGACTGCGTTGTTAATGCCACTCCGCTTGTTGGGACGTTTGCCCACCACCCGGACGGCACCCATGCCCTTCAACTCGTTCAACCTCGGCTTCACGGCGTTCAGGTCGGAAAAGCCCAGCTTCTCCGCCAACTCCGCCGCCGTCATGGGGCCTTCACGCAATGCGCCGAGAATGAGCATCGCTCGCGGCGTCAGGTGCTTCCGGACGTGGTTCAGTCCCTCCCGCCGGGTTTCCTGTGTGATTGTCATCGCTTTTCACCTCCTCCAAGGGGTCGCCGCCCCAGCCATTCCGGGTAGCAGTTCCCCAGCCAGAGGCAGAGCACCGTCAGCGCCAGAAAGACGCCGACCAGCACAGCGCCCTTTGCCAAGGGATAGGTCACATCGCGTTCGAGCTTGTCCACCATAGCAAGGCACCACAGGCCGTTCCATGCCGCAAGTCCCCGAAACAGCCAGTCCAGTATGCGGTTCATGCGCCTGCCGAAAGTTCGGAGGCGTTTCTGCCTATGTACGCGCTTCGGCGCTTGGCAGCCGCAGCACCCGCTCCGGTCAAGCTGCGCCCCACTTTCGGGACAGTTTTTTAGATACATCACTACCTCCCTTCTTCCCGACGAAGCTCACACCATTCCCCGTTCCAACACGATGGCCTTCATCACCATGTCCGTCTCATACTTGATGCGCCGCCCGTCTCTGGTGCCGATGCCCCGCTCCCTCGCCCATTCCCGCGCATTTACTTCGTCCTTTTTGAGTTCACGGGCCAGCTCCACCAAAGACATCATGCCGCCGTACCTTCGATAGCCGAGGTCACGCTTCTCTCGAATGGCGACCTGTAATTGCGTCATCTCCTGCCACCTCCGTTTCCCTTAAAAGCTCGTCCACCGTTATGCCAAAAAAATCGGCTACCGCCTTAATACTTTCGACTCTGGGAGAGCTTTGAGCCCATCTGGCCACAACGCCATTTCCAATTCCGAGCTTTTTTTCCAATGCCCAAATGCTAATTCCGCGTTTCTTACACAAAGCCCGAATCTTTTCTACCATTGCACTATCACCTCCACCAGAAAAGTGTTGACGAGATTTAGAAAATACGCTATCATTGTGTTGTCGATACAATGCGTGTTTTTCAAGGCCCGTCAAGGAAAAATTTACGTTTGGGCTCTTCACGCCATTTATTATATTATCGAATACGCTATTTGTCAATATCGTTTTCGATAATTTCCAAAGTTTTTGGAGGTGTCCTTGTGGTAGAGAGAATCCGAGGACTTTGCAAGAAAACAAACATAACCATTGCAGCCC